CGAGGACGAGGAAGAAGAGGACGAACTCTGCTCCGCAATTGACGCAAGTGGCAACTGTCTCTTCTAAAGAGGGGAGGCGGTGCCATCCCACAGAACGGCGATTGCGAGGTTATTCCGAGACAGAGGGTCATTACGCCAAGACCCTCTAATATTAGTGGAACGGGCAAGGTAGGCGACTTGCCTTTTTTTTGCTGTTCCACGTGGAACTTCCCCCACCTTCTCAAGGTGTCGCCAAATGAGGAAGTCCTTATAACCCACACGCCCAAACCCCACCCCTTCATAGACTAATTTCGCCTCCGACTTCTCGTCCTCATTAAACTCAATCTTCTCTGGTTCGTATCCGTGCTTCCACGCATTCGTTCTCGCTTGGTTGAGGTAATCTTTTGGGTGAAACCCCATCCCCTCCAAATATCGCTGGAAATTAATATTCATCATATAAGAATACAAATAAATTATTATTAAATATATTATACGTCTATATAGAAAGATGGATATAACAGCAGAGAGATTAATTCCGCAGAAGTTCAATTCAATCATTTCCGAATTAAAATTCAAAAATGAACCCATTATGATACAAGGGTCGGCGAAATATGCCTCACAACAAAATTACAGCGACGTGGATTTATTTTCACCCATCGGTGAGGAGATGTCCGCCTCCAAGATTTACGATGAGATACGCCGTATCCTCTTCGCAACCAAAGACGATAAACGCTTCTATTTTATTGAACTAAAAGTTCAAAACACCGATGGTGCTAAAACCAAGTTCAACGACGTGAAAGACTTCTCACGGTCGGCATTTCTGGAGGCACTTCAGAAAGGGAGCGGAGAACTGGATTTCATTAAATTGGATTATGTCCTCTATTTAGACAATTATTTTACCGAATGTTCCGTTATTTATTCGTTCGTGAAACCAGAAAGCGTGAGCGACCCCCTAAAACCGCTGGAAGAGGAGGTTGCCGAATATAAAAAGGAGGGGAACTTATTTAAAGCATACAAGCGACAATTTTCTATATATAATATACAAGGAGACAAAGAGAAAATGGTTCATCTTACACGCTTATTTAATTCACCCATCGGCAAATTATACGCCCAGAACAGCAACCTCAAGGCAATCAAACTGCTACTGGAACACTACAAAGACGACAGCACCAAACGTAGGGCAATCCTCAACCTCAAAGACATCGGTGTTTCCCCCCATCTGGAAACAATTGATGAAATAATCAAAGATAATGATGAAAAAATACAACAAGAAACACTCCGATTTTTTAGAAAGAAATGATAATCGGAAAGAAATAATTAAATATATACGTATATGTATAATATATCATAATGACATTAAATGTGGAGAAATTGGGAAAACCATTAGCGGTAATTGAGGGTAAAGGTTATCTGGATGGAAAGCAGATATGGGTTGCGACTGGAAGCGATAAACCGAAAGAGGGGTTTCCTCGCCTTGACTTGCCAGAAGAGTTCCACTTTCAGCAAATCCCCAACACGCAATCCGAGCGAGAAATCCTCTACTTAACTGGTGCTTCTGGAAGCGGAAAATCAACCTACATTCGCAAATATTGCGAGAAGTTCAAGAAGGCGTATCCAGACAGAAAAATCTACCTCTTTTCGTCGCTGGGCGAGGACGAGAGTTTGGATGCCGTAAAACCGTTGAGGGTGAAAATGGATGAAAGTTTATATGAAAATCCGATTAAACCCACCGATGTGGAAAACTCCCTTGTTATTTTTGACGACCAAGATTGTATCGCAGACAAGAAAATCCGCACAGCAGTTTTGGACTTGGCGAACCAAGTTTTAGAAATCGGAAGACATCATAAAATTTCGGCGTGTTTTGTGTCGCACTTGCCTACAGATAAAGGTAATACACGTCGCATTTTAAATGAGGCACACGCTATTATTTATTTCCCTCACAGCGGTTCGCTCCGAGGACAGCGTTATTTGCTTGAGAGTTATGTCGGTTTGGATATCAAGGACATTCAAGCAATTAAAAAAATGGATACACGTTGGTGCTGTATTTTCAAGAATTATCCTACGGTCTGTATGACGGAGAAAAAGATTTGGATGTTGAGTGCTGGACTTGCCGATGACGATTTGGAGGAGCAAGTCAAGAAGAAAAAATAGACGTCTATGGGGAAAACCTCTAAAAAATAAATGAAAAAAAGGACTGACTACTGTCCTTGTTTTCATTTCTTACCTTAAATATTCCGTCGGCACGTGGGGCATTTGGGTTTCTGATTGACGGGGGCGAGGTCTTCAAGACGAGCGTAGCAGTCCTTACAGAGGATGTGTCCGCAAGGTGTGAGGTGGAAGGTGTCCTTGGTCGTCAAGTCCATACAGATGGGACAAGTGTAGGTCTCGTTGAGGCGGTTCGCCATCTCCCACATCCCCTCCGTTATGTGAGGTGGGAACTCCGCAGGGCGTTGGAGGCGTCCATTCGCACGACGAAACATTCCTCCGAATGCTCCAGCGTTCTCCGCTCCTTCTCCGTGTAATTGGAAGACTTTCGCCCACGCAAACGCCTTCTGTTTCTTCATCGCTTCCATTTGTGCTTCGGTGTAGGTTCTTCCGTTGTTTGCCATTATTGAATTGTTTTGTGTCCGACTTGTTGTCCTTTATCTGCTTCAATTTTATGTTTCTGAAAATCCAATTCAATTTTTTTTGGAAATCACGTAATTCGGAAATGAAAAATCGTCCAGATGTGAAATCGTTTTTTCACGCTTTTCAGAAAAAATTGAATTGCTTTTTATCCCACTCAACATCCATCAGCGTTTCATCAGATACAGACAACAGACAAAATGGCAACAATTATCAACGAACAAGCATTCTACGTGTGCGGATGTGGATACGAGAAGAGCGTAATGGGTGGTGAGAAATCAAGAACTGGACTGGAGTTGGTTCGCCGTCTTCACAGCAAGGTGTGTGAGATTGCTTCCAAATCCACGATGAAGGGGAAACAGATGTTTGAATGTCCCACCATCAACAAACCTTTTGCGGACAAGCAGATGAGGGAGGGGGTGAATAAAATCCTCTGTGAGGCGAGGGAGAAACTGACGGAGACTGGAGCGAAGACAAAACTCTAAATCAAAAACAAATCAAAAAGGGATTGAAGGGAACATCCCATTTTTTTTGGAAATCGCTAAAAAAATTGATTAATAAAACATTTTTGATGTTATCAGATGTAGCGTGATTATTCCACACATTTAAAAAAAAATTGAATTGGATTTCCGATTAACAATTAGATGACAGCAACGAATTACCAAGAACACAAAATTGAAATGAACTGCGAACAACAATTCAACACCAGCGACAAATCAGAAATGAACTCAACCGAACAACTCCTTGCGATGATGAAAGCAGATGTGGAGAAGAACTTTGCTGAAGGCAAGGTCAAGGAGAACTGGGACGAAGAAACCGAAGAAACGATGAAAGAACACATTTGTGAAGCGACCGAGGAGATGAGGCAGAAGGCACTTGCGAGAATGACGACGACGGAGGCGGGGCAGAACTTTGGTGCTGTGGGAAACGTAATGTTTGAGTGTTGCTACTGGTCGCACCGCCCAAACCCAGCGGTGCCTTGCGTGGTGGAGGTGGTTTCATTTGAGGACTACCAGAAAAATCTCAAAGACAAAGTCGGTTCTCTTATGTTCCCAGAAGACCTCCACGACAGCACCCACTATGTCAATCTTCCGCTGTTGAAGACGACGCTCGGCGACCGCATCCCCACGGGGCAGAAAATCGTCGCTGTCCTCGTCCAGACACGCTCCCACGAGAACTGGAGAAATCTCGTCAATCCCCTCGTGTCCTACAAGTCCCCTCTCTGTTGCCACGAAACCCAGCACGGTGCCTACAAGAAGATGGATTTCGGAATGGAAATCTACGTCAGCGACGCTCCAGTCGGCGACGTGATTGTCGTCATCGCCGACGCCAAACGCAAAATATCTCGCCAGTTTCAGTAAGGCGGTAGTCTCGGAGGGATTGCGAATGTTAAACAACGAATTGGTGCGTAAGAATTGCCTCTAACCTCTCTGACAACGTTTCCAGAACATCGTCCTCTGGTTTCCACCCATCGGTAAGTAATTCCATAATGTGTTTCACAACATCTCGTGTAGTCAAGAGATAGGACACATTTTTTTTCAGTTTGTCTCCAGTCATAAGTGTTTCACACCAATCCTTACAACGTGTTAATGCGTTATAGACGTTTGTCATATTTATCAACCCACAATCATAAACATCCATCATCGCCTTCCTTTCCGCACCCTTCCACTCAAATCGCCTAACTGGGGTAGGAGGGAGTGGGGTATGCTTCTGGAGCGGGAGCGGAGGTTCATCCGCACACAGCGATGCTATGCGTGTCTCCAATTTATCAATCAACCATTCCAGTTTGGAGATGTAGAGGGAAGGTGTGGGGGTGGGTGGTTCATCCCCCCTCGCTATCGCCTCGTTGTTCTTGTGCCGTTTCGTCTGGAGGTGCGTTTGGTATGCGTGTGCGAACCTCGCCGTGTTGCCTTTACACCACTCTCTATATGGGTTGTAATCACACACCTCGCAATAATATTTTGTCTTGATATTGTCGTCAGCGACTTCCGAGACCGTTAGTTCCATTAGACGTCTATTATATATACTACTTACCTTTTTTCTAAATCAGAATAATCCCTTAATTATTTTCCTTGAGGTAGTGGGCGTATTCCTCAACTGGGACATTCTTCCTCTTCATTTTTCCCACCCATTTTCCAAAGCACACAGCATTACACCAGCAGACGGTTTCGCTCCAGTCTCCATTTGGGTGGATTGACTTTTCAATCATTCCCTCTTGTTCGTATCGCCCATCCTTCTCGCAGTATTCGCATTCCCAGTCCGCCCCCTCCTCAAACTCACACCCACACGTAGTAAATCCACATTCGCCGTGAAAGCACTTGTAGCAACGAGGACACGGAACAACCTCTTCCCTTTCCATCATTCCGTCGGTGTAGGAGAACTCACAGACGGGACAGATGGAGCATCCATCCCCACCATCTATATCCTTCATTCTCCTAATCGTTAGTTCCAGTTCGGCATTCTTCGCCTCCAATTCCCAAACCTTCTGTTGGAGATGCTTCTCACGTGCCTTATACCATCTGGCATCATCGTATTCCTCCGCCCACATATTCGCATACATACCTAAATCCGCCTTGTTGGTCTTCATCACCTCTTTCATCTTCTTCGCTGGGTCGCCGTTGTCTGCCGTCGTCTGGAAGGAGTGGTAGTCGTCGTTCTCAATTGCCAATTTGTTGCGTTGTTCCATTTCTGATTTGTTGCTGTGTCTGATTAACTGTGATTAAACCATTTCAATTTTCTGTTTCTGGAAATTCACTTCAATTTTATTATTAAATCAATAATCGTAAATCGGAACTCTCCAACTCGCCATTCCCAATTCCCAGTTTTTTTGGTCGTTTGCCGAAGTTCCATAGGAGGTGGGAAGTGCTACCGTCCTACCGAAGGTTAGTAGTAGATAAATTTAATATAGTTCTAACTCTTTAGGTCGGTTATTTCTGGGAATGGGGAATGGTCTCAAACGTGATTTGGGAGGCGTGGTTGTGAGAGCATATATGGTGCGGTGAGAGGGGACTGTAAAGTTCAGATTATTTGGAAACACCGAGTAGGAATAAGAGAGGGGACTTATTCTATACCGAGGGTCATTCCCCATTCCCAGATTTGTGGATGGTTTTTGGGATATAGGGCGGATGCCAAAAACCAACTACCGAACTAACGGTAGGACGGTAGGACTTTCCAAATCCTATGGGAGATTACGAAATCGCCTAAAAATCTGGGAATTGGGAATGGAGAAATGGAATATGTGGAATAGGTATTTAGAATATAGGGGTAGGGTATAATATATAAAAAATAGACGTCTATCTATAATGCCACAATATGCTTACAATTTAGACCCACGAAAACGCATCGTCGTAGGGGACATCGTCCGCAACTGTCCGAACAACGAAGGGTTTGAAGTGGTGAAGGTCTGTGCGTTGAGTGTAGTCAAACCAGACAAGAAACGCTTCCAATTCACTAACCGACATAGGTTAGAAACACTTGAAGTCAAACGAGACGGCGTATGGTGCCGTTTTATTGACTTGCCGATGCTGGACGTTGCTAATTAATATATATTGAAAAAAGATATAAACACGTTTCAATATATAAGGTATGAACCCTACCAGCGTCCAGATGTCATTTTACGGTTATACACAAGGTGCGAGTGCTGTTGCCTCGGCGTCTTCCGCAGACGATAACAGCGTTGCCACGTCCGATGGGGGCGGTGGCGTAAATAGGCAATACGTCCAGCGTTGTTTATTCAACTGGCGGAGGCAATTGGGAATTGACCTTTCCGTTGAGGAACACGCCGTATTTAGGCAAAACAAGAAATATTATATGAAGGTGGAGGAATTAGACCCACGACTGTTGTGTAAGATGGTTCAGCATTTTCACCCAGCGTTTTTATTTCCGAGCAACCCCATCCCCATCCCCACATTAGGAGGCGAGACGTCCATCGTAGATACCCCACCCACCCAAATCTAAAACGTTAATTCACAAAGTTGGAATTAACATTTTATAAAAAAATTGATTAAGATTTCAAGAATGTTGCTAAAGGATGTAGTTTAGGAATATTGGCATTTCCAAATAAAATTGAATTGGATTTCCAGAAACATAAAATTGAAGCAGTTAAATCCCAGCGAGGCAACACCAGCGAAATCCATAATGTCAGCACCAAATGAAAAACCCAAGAAAATCCAGAAATTACGTGTCGTCGGAGGCGGTGCGGAGGCGGTAAATAATCCATCGCCATTATTACCAATTCCGCCAGAAAATGATATTATTGAAAATCCACTTAAAAGGTTTTCTATATCTACTACAAAGGAGGAACAGATTATTACAAATATGGCAACGCCCACACCAGCGATTACCCTTGTGAAGGAGACGAGGACACACTTTGTAGCGACGACGCTGTTCCGTGAGCGTGTGTGCCGTCGGTTTATCGGATGCCTCATTAAGAGTGGGAAAGTGAGCGACACCCCCTACAATAGCAAAGACCCTTATTATTCAAAAGCGAGATTGGGTTCGCAGAAAATCACCTCGGCACTCCAGCACCTCAAGGCATATTATTCGCTCATCAATCGGAAAACTGGGGAGGTGGAAGTCAGATACAAGCGGACGCAAAAACATTCGTGGGGCAGAGCATATCCAGTCGGACTTCTGTCGCTGTGCGGTTTGCCTCGTGATATCCGAAACGCAATTGTTGCCGAGACATATTACGATTTTGATTTATCGTCGGCACATCCCAGCATCGTGTGGAACATCTGCTCCGCCCACGGCATCCCCTGCCCTTACATCACGAAATGGTTGAAAGGGAAGGATAAAATCCGTGCCGAGTTCTACAAGGCGTTCTCCCTTGACCCCACAGCAGAGGACAGCGTTAAATGCGTGAAAGACCTCATCAACAGCACCCTCTACGGCGGTGGTGGCGACAACGTGGAACGCTGGAGGGAGGAATGGAAGTTGCCCTCCGAGGCGGTAATGCCGTCATTCCACAAATCCATTATGTGGGAATTGAAGGCAATCAATAAGGAACTCATCGCCAAGAACAAAGACCTCTACGAGTTCTGCCGACACCTCAAATCGGAAAAATCAGAACCGAAGGACGGTTCATTTGACCTCTGCTTCCTCTCCTACTACGCACAAGAGCAAGAGTTGCGGATTGTGGGTGGGATGCTGGAGAAACTGGCGAGGGAGACGAAATGCCTCACGTGGGGCGATGCGAACTATTACGGACAATATGAATACGACGGTTTCAAATTACTGAAAGAATGTGTCATCGCACACTTTGGAAACGTGGAGGCGTGTATCAAATACCTCAACGAGGAGACGCTGAAACTGACTGGAATGAAAATGGAATGGGAGGAGAAGAAAATCAAGACCACGATTGACATCACGAAGGAACTGGAGGGATACGAGGAGTTTCAAGAAGAGGAGATGACGGAAATCATCCAAAAATATTACGAGGAAATAACCTGCCCTATGGGAATATCAAGCGACGCTGGAATGGCGAGATACATCAACCGTGATTTGTATCCCAAGGAGTTCGTATTCAAAAACGGCGTGTGGTTCTGCTGGGGACGCAAGGAGACGAGGTGGAGGAAGCACACCTCCGAAGAACCGCCAGTTGCGTTGTGTAATATCATCAAAGAAGAAATACCGAAAAATCTGCTGGAACGGTTTGACGACATCAAAGAGGAAATTGGCGAGGAGGTGCTGTCGGAAGACCTCGGCAAGAAATACGAGTTGCTGAAAGATGAATGTCGCACCCTTGTCAAACTGCTCGGCACGAGTGCGAAACTGGGTTCGGTTCTGATTAGTTGTAAGTCGGAAATGTTTGCGGAAATCAAGTTTGACGAGGATGGATGGTTGCTTGGTTTCACGAACGGATTGATTGACTTGCGGACGAGGACATTCCGCCCCTATGAGATGGGCGACTACCTTACGATGAACTGCGGTTATGCGTGGAACGACGAGAACTGGCAACACTATTTGAAGACAAATGAACCGCCATTTGAGATTTGCGGTGTGGATAGTGGATGTAAGATATGCTCCACTCGTGTCAATCTTGGGTGTTTGTGGCGAGAAATCTTGCCGTGCGATGCGGTGCGAGACCTCGTCAAGGTCATTTTCGCAACTGGATTGCTCGGCAAATGTATTGAAAAGTTCTTCATCTTCAACGGCGGTGGTCGCAACGGAAAGGGGTTGCTGGATGAACTCCACACCTTCTGCCTAAACAGCGGTGAGGATGGTTATGGATACGGAAATATGCCCGTCAGCATTTACACGGAACCGATGAAAGGCAACACGCCGAACCCAGAACTGGCGAATATCAACAAAAAGCGGTGGTGTGTGGCGTCTGAACCGAAAAAGGGTAAGAAGATTGACAACGCACAGATGAAAGCGATTACTGGAGGTCAAGGCATTAGCGGACGAAAACTCTACAGCAACGAGACCAACATCCTCAATCACGGCACGTTTCCGATGGAGTGTAATTACAAACCGCCCTTTGCGGAGGAAATCTCGTCTGCCGACACGGAGCGGTTGCTGGATATTATGTTCCCCAACAGATTTACCGACAAGGAGGCGGAAATCAACGGCGTGAATGTGTTTCGCCAAAATCCGAGATACAAGGAATTGGACTGGCGGATTGAGGTGCGTGAGGTTCATATGTTTATGATGCTGGAGGCGTTTGGATGGTGGCAGAGGAAGGAGATGAATATCAATTCGTTCGTTCCCGCCTCCGTCGTCGCCGACACCAAGGCGTATCTCCGTGCGAGTGTAAGCATCAACAAGTTTATGGAGGAGAACTTTGAGAAAGTGCCGAAGGTGGATGTGGCGGACAAGATGCGAACGCCTTGTATCAGCATTAAGCAAATCATAGAGGTCATCACAGAGAGCAAGGATTTCCGCAATCTACCCAAGAAGGAGCAGAGTGCGGACTGGATTAAGGACAAAAATGTAAAGCAGTTCTTCAAAACGGACGATTTATTCAGAGAGGATTATGCGGAGGACTTCTCCTACCTCTACGACGTGGATGAGACGGTCTTTCAGAACGGACAGCACCAGACGATTACGAAGACGAAGAAGACGCACAAAGATGTGTTGCTGTGGTGGAGGGCGAAGACGGAAGAGGAGGATGAGGTAGAGCAAGTGGATTAATGCGGTAGATAGACTGGAACCATCTTGGCGACGAGTTCGTCAAACCGCAACCCACTCGCCTTCTGTGCGTCGTTCATCATCTCATTATATTCCTCCAAGTCTAACCCTTTGTCTTGATTATAACGAATAAAATTAATGGCGTGGCGACCGCACGTATTCACCAGATTTCCATCACGTTGGTATTTGTAGTCATTATAATAAACTGGAACTCTCGCAGTAGATAGGAGGTTGTGGAGGGACTGGTCGGCACCTCCCTCTACCCTCTGACGAGAATGGTTAGAGTATCGCAATTGCTTATCCACGATTTCGCCGTATGGGTCAAAAAACGATATCTCTTTCGGTGTCTTTGTGATTGCCACGAAGTGTCCGTCCATCGGACGGTTTTCGTAAAGCAATACAACGGCATCCTTTTTTTTCGGCAATAACTGGTCTATGGACGTATATTTAGATAAGTCGTGGTAGGGGATAGTCTTGTAGCGACCACCGAGGGCGGTCTTTACCTCTGTGTCGTCAAGTGGGTCTTGGACGAGTGCTTCGGTAGTCTGTGGCGTGAGTTTTGCCAGTCTGACATCAACGTTTTTTTTGGGTGGCATTCTATGATATATATATATAAATATATATTTATTAAATAATAAAATCTATCTTATATATAATAATATAGACGTCTAATGGAAGTTGCCGAACCAATTGCCGATTGCCCCCCAACACCACACGCCCCCTCGGAAGAGGAGATTAAGGAAGTATTTATCTGCCCCATCTGCCTCCATAATTGCGAGGGGAAGCAAGAGTTCATAGAACACTATTACGGATACTGTCCTAAAACCCGCAAGTTCTTTGGAATAGTGGAGGATGCCCCTCTGCTGGAATGTAATTTGGAATTGTAAATAATCCAATTGTATTATTATTTAGGCGTATTATAACTTAAATAATAATGATATACTAACTTATAGAATGCCAAATACATTTCACGAAGACTATATAACTGGTAAGGTTGGCGAGAACGCTATGTTGCCTTTCATCCGCAGATTTTTTACTGACGATACGATTGTAGGAACCGAGGGGCAATTTGCTCGGAGCGACTTTGTGGGCGTGGAGAAATACGAGATGAAGACCCGCAACATCCCAAGCACGACGAGTTTCATCCAGAATGAGGGCGTGATTATAGACTGCTACAAGACGGCGAACAACGACGTGTTTCTGTTTAATTTTGAGGATAATGCCTATTTCATACGGAAAGAGGCAGTATTGAAATGTGCGAAGAAGATACAGCGGAACAAGGGGAGGGCGGATGAACCTTGGGGTTCGCACGTGAATGCGGAGGTATATGTCATCCCTTTTCAAAAACTAACCCACTTCCACACCCACGAGGACTACATCGCCCCCTCCCCTCCCCTTCCTCGTGGCGTGTGCCATATTATGCTGGAGGTTTAGGGTTCAAATGTGATGTCGCCAGTATATCCTACCAAATCCCACTTGTTGCCTACGGTATCTCCGATACACGTGAATGTTGCGTTTGTTTGGTGGATGACAAGTCCGAGGGTTTCTCCGTCTGCTTCGGCAAACTGATTTTCTATGATTGCGTAGGAGAGCGGTGCTGGGATAGGTTGTTCTACGGATGCTACGAAATTGACATTTATTCCAAAATCCTCGCTACATACTGCGGAAAATGAAACTCCACTTGGAACGCTGGTCGTGAAAGTGAAATTATCAAAACCGAAGATGGTGAGGGGTTTCGCTGTGGGGTCGGCGTTTGAGTTATAATACCATTCCACGACTGCCTTTCCATTAGAACTGGTTGATACACGTTTGAACGCATAAGTATCATTATCGCAACCATAAATCTCACCTAATGCCGACAAAACCCCCCCACCTACATTTGAGTAATATCCTAACATATATTGAGTATCTGATACAGCAAGAATTGTGATGAATTTCTGCCCTGCTGGGTCTTGAAAGAATGGTTGATGTGCCAAATTGATTGGAACACCTTGAAAGTCATCTTGTATAAGCATATATGGAAGCACATCTTTACTTGGATACTGAATAACGTTTCCCATAACTGTTAATAATCCATCTTGTGGGTCTTTAACATATCGCAAACCACTCATAAATGTGCTGTCTGGTAGGTCGCCAGCATAATATTCCGTCCAACTATTCATCCATAGATAAGGGGTATATAACGAAACACCCGCCGTCCCAGCACCGAATGTGATGAGGGTTATGTAGGAGGATAGATAGGTTGTGGCACCTATTAACCCATTTCCGAAATTACCGCTTAAAGCAAGTTGATTATTAGTCGTCCAAACTCCACTCTCAACATTAGCATTAGTCGGTATGGGTAAAGTAATGTCGGCATAAAGACCGCTCGTTGCGTCGCCGAGGGTTGCGGGGACGATGGAGGCAATACCACCACCTACATTTGTGTTATATATGGCAAATCCATAAAATTGAGTTCCAGCAGTATTGATGATGAGGATTGGATTGTTGGTAGTTGCTCCTCCGACTATAAACTGAAAATTGGCGTTAGATGCTGATGGTCGTCCGATACACCAATTTGGACTTGTTCTCCAATAGTCTGTCGCTCCAAAACCGACTGAAGTAATTGTATAATTCGCTGGAATAAGATTGCTATTCAAAACGACGACTTGATTAATATTAGTTGTGCTGATGAAACCTCCAGTTGCTGGATTGAGGAGGGTGATTTGCGAGAAGTTTCCAACCATAACATAGGAAGCATTATCTAATGCCTCTCCAGTCGTTAGAGGGACAAGGGGGGCAATACATCCGATGAAACCACTACCACCCTCCGCAGTTGATAATGCCAGAGTTGTAATCAATAATTGGAATATGTCCGTTATTGGATTGTATAAATACACAACTCCAGTATAGGTATTTGGTGATACGTCTTTGTCCCATATTCTTCCATAAACCAAATATCCAGTATTATCATTCGCAATTTTAATAGGGGTTGTTCCATATGCTGAAAAAAAACTGTTTGGACTTGCTTGGGTGGGGAGTGGATATGATGCGTTTGTATCCACAACAACACTCCCTCTTGTGGGGTCATTATTAATTATAGTGAGTGTTTGATTTGCGATTGTGGGAGGTGGGATTTCTAAAGGTAATATAGTTGTAGGAACTATACGAATAGTGCCATTTGCTCCAACTGCTTCATCTGGTAAATACCTCGGAAGGATTTTTTGAAAATACTCATCGGTTTCGTCTGAACCCCAAAAACTTCCAAAAGACATCTGGTTTTAGTTATATATATATATTATACGTATAATATATTTATTATTTTAATATACTAAATCTAATAATGATTTACCTTATTCCCAATTCCCAGATATTTTCGCTGTTTGCGTAAGTTCTGGTGAGGGGGGAGAAGTGCTACCGTTCTAACGGAAGGAGGGTAGGACTTTATTTCTTAAGAGTTAGAGTAAGAGAGTGGGGGGTAAATCTGGGAATGGGGAATGGCGTTTAACTGAAAGTGCCGACACCTTGACCGATAATAGACCAAAAAGAACAAGTTTCGTCTCCTATAAATTGCTGTGATACATTCCTCGTTGTTATGGTATATTTTGAGTAGGTGTTGTTGTCATATTTGAATGAACCTTGAAACTCGCAAGAATGAGGAAGGTTGGAGTGTAAGCGGATGTATGTATAAGCACTATAAACAACTCTCCAATCCCCACTAAAAATAATACCCATTAATGACCCACTTACAAAACCAGCGGGGTCTAACAAAGAAGTCCATACCCCTAATGCTGAACTTTGATAAAAAAGATTAGAACCACTTTCCCATACTCCCATATAACCCCCGCCGTATTGTGCTTCTTTATAATTAACCCCAGAAATCAAAGGTAAGTTTGTATCACTCCAATTAGAAGGAGTTGCGGTGTCTATATATGTATTGTAGTTCTGTCCCGTCCCCGCTATTTGACTAAAATTTCCAGCAACAAATAACACAGAGGTAGGAGCAGGTTTTATCACTCTAACACCCGCATTAAAATTATTTCCAGCAACTGAAAACCAAGTCGCCGAACCATTATCATAATAAGAGCAAAACTGATAACCAAAACCACCTCCAGCAACATCAACAGAAGTAAAATCACCACCGACAAAGGTGTAATTTAAAGAACTCTCGTGGAGTATCGCATAAACCCAAGCATTCACTCCACCTCCAAACTCCGTCCAAACTTGATTTGAACCAGCAACATAAGGGTTTGATATTGCCCCTATATAATTAATAGTTAATGTGCCTAATGAGTTTGTTTGAAAACTTCCACCACAAACCAAAGCACCATTCACATCTGTTATACAATAAACTTCACTCCCAGCAGTAAAACCTCTATTTAGTATAGATGGGTCTTCCATAGGGTCAAAGAAATAAGTAGAACTATTCACCCTCGCAATACTATATTGAGGTGTCGCATTTACACCACCAGCATCTGCGACACTATCAAAACGCCCCCCAATAAACATATACCCTCCCTGTTCGTAAAAGGTGTTTATAATGCCTACATTTATTCCATAATTTAGTTGTAATTGTGCTACAACAGCAGAAGTGCTGTCTATCACGGTTATATTTCCGCTGTTTTGTTCCGCATACCAATAATTTCCACCACTATCTATAGTAAAAGTAGAATACCCAGCATATACAGCATTTCCATAATCAGTCCAAGTGCTCGTATTTGTTAGACCTAAATTGTTAAGGGTAAGACGCTGATAATCCACCTGCGGAAGAGGGACAGACACAGAATTAAGATTTTGATTTGAGAGGTATGTATCTGGGTAATACTTCACATTAGAAAGACCAGTTGTTAGGGTTGTCCCCACATTTGCGAGTTGTGTGATTGAAATGCCGTCTGCCCCTCCCCCCGCTCCAACAAGATTTATAGGAGCAGACCCTACCGTTCCAATTTGAAATGCGGTTGCCCCTACTGTTTTGAGAAGGTAGGTAGGTGTCATTTGAACTTTATTGCTGACGGTTTCCACACTAATATTCGTATTGAATAGATTTGCCTTCGTTGTAGGGGTTGCTTGGACTACAGAAGTAAAACCAAGATTTCCGTTCATATTTGCTTGATTTGTTCCACTTGAGAGGGTGATATTACTTGTTGAACCAGTAATACTTTGAGTGCCGAGAGCGAGTGTGCTTGTGAGGGGTGATAATAAACTCACTATTGGAACTGTTGCTGTTCCAGTAATGCCGATATTATTTCCAGCAGTAATAGATGATACTTTCGTTGGTAGTGTCGCCCATAATGTTTGCCCTCCAGTTCCAGCAGTAAGATATTGACCGCTTGTTCCAGTTGCCGAAGCACTATCAGTTATAGCGACTGCTCCCATATTGAGTGTGCTTGTGAGGGGTGATAGTAGCGACACAACTGGTGCTGTAGGAATAGCGTTATTCACTCCGATATTTGACCCAGCGGTAATACTCGCCACACCAGCACCACCAGCACTCTCCCACTTTACCCCCGCTGTTTCCCCGCTGTTGGCAGTAAGGACATACCCATTTGTCCCCACGGCGACACCTACGGTGTTTGTTCCATCTCCCACCAGTATATTCCCTTTTGTTTCAGCACCTTTTATCTTCAAGGCACCGACTGGGTTAATCTTCAATCCCAACACGTTGGTTATATCTGAAATCTCCGTCGCATCCAGAGCGTCAATATATCCGAAAGGGGTGGAGAGGGCATCGCATCCAAAGGCACCACCATTTACGATGGCGAGATGCCCTCCGTCGTTTCCGACAGTTAATACACTTGTAAGGTCTTGTTGTGCTGGTTGAACGCTCTCATCTAAATATTTGGCAAGAACCCTCTGAAAGGTATCTGGGTCAGTTGGGTCTTGTCCGCAAAAAGTTCCGAATGACATTCTTTGTTTTATATATAGATATAGATTTAATTTTTATTATAATAAATATAATGTGTATATATATATTCATATAGAATTATGGCAAAATTAAGTAAGCGTAGAAAACAGCGAATGATGCTGGAGGGCGAGGGTTTCTTCGGCGACATCTGGAACAAGGGCAAGGAACTACTTACCAAGGGTGTAAGCAAAGTTGTGGATGTAGTTGCTAAACCCAGCGGTTTTGACCCTTCCCAAGTCCGACAAGGGTGGGTAAATAGACCCACCGATTTGCCAAGCACGAGAGATTTAGCATTTATGGCAAAGTCTGTATATGGTTCATCGGATAGAAGTGTCTCTGGTTTCACAATCCTCCAGCAATCTCCCTACCTCACCTTCTACCAGTCTGTCGCCAATCCCAATCTGATTATTGTCGCTATACGTGGGACGGATGTAAAAGACAGCAAAGACCTTACTGCCGACCTCTCCATCGTGAGGGGTGGATTACAGCGTTCCACTCGCTTCCAGCAAGACCTCCGTATCTTGCGTGAGTTTCAGACGAGGTATCCACAATCTCAATATACCTATTATGGTGTCGCCCATTCTCTCGGAGGGGCAATCCTTGACAAGTTTCTCAACTTGCGGATGATTAACAACGGCGTGTCGTTCAACCCCGCTGTTGAAAAGGAGGATTATAATCGCCAGAACAACAATCACCGCATATACCAAACGTGCGACCCACTATATAAAATTATGGGGCAATATATTACAAACGGAAATATAGAAGTTAGAAACAAGGATGGTGGGTTTGGCGAGTGTCATAGCGTGGATACATTTAGTGGTGGGGCGAGGAATATGGATAGTTTTATTGATGATGAGGATAGTAGGACGAAGACGACTGGGGGAGCGATGCCTCCCAGCGTTGCTATGGGTAGTCAGCGGTTTGGAATGATACGACCGATGGAGGGTGGTATGAGCGGTCGTGATATATTTAATGGTATAATGAATTTCGGTCAAAACCGTTTCAAAGAACAAGACGCAATCGCACAAAGAAAGGCGGATTGGGAGGCATCTGATGGTTATAAGGAACATTTAGTTCGGTTGGCGAAAAGGAGAGAGGAGGAGGCAAGTGGAACAACCCCACGCTTCCCCCTTCCTTTATTAACTCAACAATAATTGATTATTGATTTAACATTTAATAATTGATTTGTTTAAAAAATTGATTTGGATTTCTGATAGACGTCCATACCAATAACAAAGCAACACTCAAGATAATGACGGAAACACAGAAGCAAGAAACAATCACGAATGCTGAATACGCTCTTCGTTGGCGTGAGACCAACAAGGATTTGGTGGGGGTCTATCAGACCAAATATTATGACGAGCATAGGGAGCGGATACTTGCTCGTCTCACGGAGGTTGTCGTCTGCGAGTGCGGATGCTCCGTCCAGAAGGTGAATATGCCGAAGCACAAGAAGACAAAGAAGCACCAAGTGGTTATGGAAATCCTCCAGAACTTTAGGAGGGAATAATCTGGTTCAATTGAATAATAATGTATAATAATATAAACGCTTTTTTATATATACATATAGAAACGAAATGGATTTTAAAGAGGCACTCAAAGAGAAACTGAAGGAGAGGGGGTTAGCAGACAGTTCAGTCGCCCTCTATATTAGAAACCTTGAAAAACTGAACGGAAACAAGGTCTTGAATAATCTGAACTTCTTGAAGAAGTATCCAGATATAATGGAAAAACTCAAAGACTACAAAGGTAATACCCAACGTGGATTTTTAATCTCCATCGTGTCCTCTCTGACTTGTTTCAAAGGGGAGCGTGGGATTGACACCCTACTCAAGCGGTATTACAAGACGATGATTGACCTTAATAAGTCGTTGAACGACACCAACCATAGTGGCGAGAAGACGGAGGCACAGAGTGAGAACTGGGAGGATTGGGGACAAGTGAAAGAGGTGTTTGATAAACTCAAAGATGCGACATTAAGCAATCTTTCTACGCCCATCACCGAAAGTGAATATACACGTCTATTGGAATTAGTGGTTCTCTCGCTCTATGTGCTTAACCCTCCACGACGCAACAGCGACTATATGAATATGAAGGTGGTGTCGGCATACACGCCAGAAGTTGCCGAGGCGTTGAGTGGCAACAATATTCTGGATTGGAACGGCAAGAGGTTCATATTTAGGAATTACAAGACATCTAAAAAGTATGGCGATGTCGTTGTTCCTATTTCCGACGAGTTATACAAAATCATCGGCACTTATTTTGATAAGAAAGGTGTCCTTCGTCGTCTCCAACCCGCACCAGTCAAGCGTGGCAAGAAGGCACAGAGCGAGGCATCTCAAGGTGTATTCGTTGAACCCTTCCTCACATTCTGGGACGATAAACCGTTTGTGATTAACAGCATCACTCGTATCCTCAATCGCATATTTGAAAAGAAGATTGGGTCTTCTATGTTGCGACACATCTACACCACCAAGAAGTTTGGGAAGCAACTGGAGGAACAGAAACAGACGGCGTTGGAAATGGGTCATTCTGTGAATGAAATGAACCAGACATACATTAAGGAAGATTAATGCCATTCCCCATTCCCAGTTTTACCCCCCTCTTCGCTACTCTAAATCTTAAGAAATAAAGTCCTACCGTCCTACCGTTAGCACGGTAGCACTTTCCTCACCCCACCAGAACTTACCCAAATGACGAAAAAATCTGGGAATGGGGAACTGCGGTATATAAATAGATATTGAAATAATCATAACTTTAATTCAATATCAATATAAAGACTATGCTATATACATAATAAGAAGCACCAGATTATAATGCCTACCGCTATGACCTACGCTATTGAGACCATCCTCCGCCTTTGCGAGGAGAACACCCGCCTTAAGTGCGGACAACACGTTGCTGTTGTCTTACCCCCCACCGCATCAGCAAACGAACCAGACTTGTCTTGTATTGCCACCGAAGACGACGAGTGGCAAATCCTACACGGAATAGAAGTATCAACCATCGCAAACTACCTCGCAGAGGAACACGGATACCACATCTACCAGCACGACGAAGCACCGAATGTAGTGGATGTAAATGGCGAACCAGTTAATGCCAAAGAGGCGTTCAAGAGATTAAGCGAGAGTGCTGACCTCATCGCTGAAAGTCAGCAGAAGCAGATTAACCTCCTGCTCCAAGATAAGCGTGATAGGATGGATGACCGTGAGAGATTGGTTAAGGAACTGGAAGCACTCAAGGAGTTCTCTGCGGGACAGACCAAGCAACTACATCAACTCGCAGATGCTATGCTGGAGACAAAGGTTCAATTGAAACACGCCTCTGCTGGTGGTGGTGTCATCAAACAAGCAGGGCGACCACCAAGGACACAACTCTCCCCTTGTATGGGAGACCCAGTCCCATCTCACAGCGATAAATGGGGGAATACCCACTATACCGATGGCACATCGTCAAGGGATTAGTGTAATAATCTAATATACATAGTAAATAATCTATTAGAGGTCTTTTAGATTATTTACCATACCACAATACAGTAATAATCTTGTAATAATAAATTTATTATTACTGTATTATTCCCAATAACCTCTAATGTAAATAATCTATTGGATTATATATACCCCTAATTAGATTATTACTGTATTATTACCTCCGCTGGGGGTTGGGATATAATCAAAAACGATAATATTTAGATAAATTAACATATTAAAATAATTGTGTGAGTATAATATATATAACAAATAGCAAATGTCTGGAATTGATTTCAACTCTCGTATCTCTAACGAACCCTACCATATCTACTATGACTTGAATATAATCAACAACGATACAACGGGGCAACTCCCTCCCCCAGCACTTCAATTCACAGAGATTAGGGCGAACAACTACCTTCAAAATCCCACGGACTATTTCGCCTCTGTGGTTCGGTTTAGTTTAGAAACACCTACTCTCCCAGTCGTCATCCCTCAAGTTATAGTCGGTGCCAATCAAACAGCAAGTGGAGATGAGAATAAGACCATCTACACAATCACGCTGGAACATCCTTCATTCGTGGATGTCCCTCCACTCCCCGCCCTCCCCGCAGTTGATAATTGTATCCAAGAACACGTCATCTATGTTCCACAATCAAACCCCAATTACTTTGCCGTCCCAGCAAAACCAGTCTCGTTCCAAGATATTGAGAGCGACTATTATAATGTATATACGTATCAACCATTTATTGATATGATTAACACAGCATTAAAGACTGCGTGGGCGAGAGTTCCAGCAATATCAAGCAACGGCACTATTGACACCCTTGCTGGTTTCCCAGCAAACGCCCCCTATTTATACTGGGATAATGAACGAAATGTAGCAACATTCTGTGTCATTCAAACGGCATTTGAAACACCCTCACCCAATAACCCTACCCCCACCATCTCCACCACCACGCCAATCAAAATCTGGATGAACGCACCCCTCTACACTTTATTTAGCAGTTTTATATCCTATCAGAATGGATACGGAGCACCAGAGAACTCCCAAGGACGCAACTACCAGATATTGTTTCCGAATACTACAATCCCCAATCCATACTTAAGCAGAATACCCACAACAGCGGGAGCGTCCCTCCCCCCACAACTGCCTATAACATATTTGAACCCCCTTATCACCATAACGCAAGAATATCCCACCACGCCACTATGGAACCCTATCCAGTCCATCACATTCACGACATCGTTGCTCCCTATAGCACCTTCTCTCACGAGTGTTCCGATATTGTTCGGTAAGGGTTCGTCGTTGAGTTCAAGAGGGAACAATAGCAATATTTCCAACGTTTTGACAGATTTAGAAGTTTCTTTAGTGAAAGGTTCAGAATACAAACCGAATTTGTTATATTCACCAGCGGGGGAGTATCGCCTCTTTGACTTGAACGGCAACGCACCACTCAACGCAATTGAATTGAGTGTATTCTGGAAGGACACATTCGGACAACTCCATCCATTCAAATTGGGTGCTGGTTGTAATGCCTCCCTCAAACTTATGTTTCGCCGAAAAGACTTTCAAGGCGTCATCTAATCGGCGGATTGAATATTAAGGCAAATTTAAATATAAATGAAAACCTACATATTATTTTAATAAATATCATATTAAAATAATTTTCTGTATAGATATTATAACAAACAAAGTATGTCTTCCGCTGATTTCCAGAAAGTCCTTGTTCGTGATGAACGCCTCAATTGTAAGGATGCCATTAAGTATGCCGTCCAACGTAGCGGTCAAAACATCACCGTCGCCGAGTTTAACGCCATTTCGGCGACCACTTCTTCGCACACCTACAATATTCAAGTGCCTTCAGAGACCACAATTATTGATAGACGTGTCATCTGGGAAAGCACCGTCATTCTGAAAGTTGTCATTCCAGATGCCGATACTGCTGGTGTCCCAGTTGGAACCCCCCTTGTCAATTTTGGTGTGTCCGAAGCACTTGCCCCCTTCCCCCTCCACGGTGCTTGTTTGACCCAGCAATATACGATTAACAATAACTCTGTATCAGTCAATATGAATGACGTGTTGCCAGTCCTTCTCCGTTTCCACGACAAGCGTGAATTGATGAGGTATAACGGTATGACCCCTAATATGTATGACACTTACAACTACTACGGTGATGGTGTCGGTGCCACCAACAACGTTCTCGGCAACTACACTACCGACAGTTTTGACAACGACCTTTACGCTCGTGGTTCATTCCCCCAAGTCCTCGTGAGTGGTGGTTTAGGTGCTACTGGTGCTACTCAAGGAACTGCTCCCACTTTTGAGACCAGCGGAACCAACATCCAGACCGCTGTCCCCCTCAAAGTCGCAGGTGCCGTCGCTGGTGGATATGTCTATTATGTCAAATTCACTTCAAGGGAACCTCTTTTAGCGTCTCCATTTATGTGGGCGAAGTCCTCTTACAGCGGACAAGGGTTCTACGGTATCCAGAACTTGAACGTCGTAATGAACTTGGCGTCTGATAATATCGCTCGTATGTGGCGTTCTGGAAGTGCTTGGAACCGTTTTAACAGCGGTGCCAACAACTACACTCCGATGACCCAAGTCAGCGTCGTTTCCTACGAGAGTTCCAAACTCATCTTCAACTTCCTTACCCCCAAACCCTCTGATATGCTTTCTGCTCGCAACGTTGTGCCCTATTATGAACTGCCGAGATACCTCTCTACGCAGACGTCCAGCATCGCTTACGCTACAAGGGGTGGAACTACTGCCGTGTCGCAACTCATCCCAGCAACCACTACCATCCCTTCTACTACAATCCAGTTGAATATGATACCAGACAAACTGCTTATCTTTGTCCGCAAGGCAAAGGCATCCCAGTTGATTACCGATGCCGACTTCGCACTCGCCATCTCATCCATCTCTATTAATTTCAACAATCAGAGTGGTATTTTGGCATCCGCAACGAGAGACCAATTGTATCGCTACTCGGTGGAGGCGGGTTCTAACCAGTCTTGGCACGAGTTCCGTGGTTATTCCAACATCGGAAACGGCACTACTGGTATGGGTAAGCAAATCCCTACCTCTGGTTCCTACCTTATGCTTGATATGGGTAAGCATATCCAGATTACAGAAGACTACTATGCGAGCGGGAGTTTGGGAAATTTTAATTTACAATTTACTTTGGGTGTTGAGAATTATACCGAGGCACCCAACGGTGGTGGCACTATGCCTATTGAGTTGGTTCTTATTACCCTCAACAGCGGTCTCTTCGTTTGTGAGAAGGGTCAGTCAGCAACTTATACTGGTATCCTTACCAAGGATGATGTGCTGTCTGCTTCCCAGCAAGAACCTCACTCCAGCGGTGATGTGGAGCGTATGGTCGGTGGTGGGTTCCTTGATAAGTTGTCTTCCTTTGCTTCGTCGGTTGTCCCCCATCTAAAGAACCTCGCCCCTCACGCACGAAATTTGTTAGAGAAATCCAGCAATAAATACGCACAGTTGGGTGCTAAAGGTTTGAAACACATCGGTTATGGTGTTTCTGGAGGTATGTCCGACCGCCTCGCTTAAATCTTCAATCATTTAGGATAATTTAAATATAAATGAAATCCTACATATTATTTTAATAAATATCATATTAAAATAATTTTCTGTATAGATATTATAACAAACAAACATTATGGCAAGTTTAGCAGATTTCGTTGTATGTGCTGGTGTAATCACCTCAACCGCATCTGGAACAATTACCCTCAAGAATACTCAAATCCAAGCAAGTGATGTTATCGTCGTTTTCTCTGGTTCAGCAGTTGGCACCGTTTCCTATGCGAAGGCAATCCTCACAGCGGGTCAAGTCGTATTCTCTAATTCCGACGCCGCCGGTGCCCTCCTCGCCGTCGCAACCAGTTTTAACTATCTAATAGTTCGTCAGTCTAACGCTACTGGCACCTATTCAGTTTAGGGGTCGCCGACCCACCATTCCCCATTCCCAGATTTACCCCCCTCTCTCTTACTCTAACTCTTAAGAATTAAAGTCCTACCCTCCTACCGTTAGAACGGTAGCACTATTCCGCCCTCACCAGAACTTACCCAAACGACCAAAAAATCTGGGAATAGGGAATTGTATTCATTAAAATATGTAGTAAAAATAACCACATATTTTATCTATAATAAGCGAAATGGCAGTTGAAATGTCGGAAGTGTTCTGGTCGTTCTTTATAACCTCTATGATTGGACTTCTATTAAAAGGTGGGTCTATGCTGTATAAATCCAAATGTAAAACAGTTGAGTGTTGTTGTATTAAAATTGAGCGGGATATAGAAGCGGAAGTAGCGGTAGATGTCCTCCCTCCACCTAATTTGATGGCATCGGCATCGGTGTAAATAATCTTGGGTAATATTGATAGACGTCTATTAGAGATAGTAATTAATATTGGAGAGAAATTAATATAAAATTATAATGTTTAGACATAATATAACAAAGAAATGGTTGGATATAACGACGCTTACAATCGTGCTATAACAGCAAAAAGCAACGCTCTCCAGCGTCGCAAAGGACAGATGATAGACCGTCTCAACGGTAGTGGTCGTGGAGGTGAAGATGACTATTTGAGTGAGGGTTCAGACGACGAGGGTATGGAAGGTGGTGGTGCCTACTATGAGGATGATTATGAGGGTGAAATGTTCGGCGGTGGATACTCTGGCGGTGCTATAGAGGACAGTTATGCTCTCGGCACACCAGATGCTATGGAGGGCGGTGCTGATTTGGAGGGCAGTTCATTCGCAGAGGCGTCTCGTGAAGTCGGAAGCGGTCGCCGTCGTCGCAAAATGAAGGGGGGTTTTCTTCCTATGCTCCTCCCAGCACTCGCACCCATTTTAGGCGGTTTGGTAGGCAAACTGTTCGGTGGTGGGTATTCTGGTGGTGCCTCTAAAGAGGAACTCCATTCTGCTATGATGGCGGATGCCAAGAAACTCGCACAATCCCACGCAAAGATGGAGGGGTCTGGTTTGAGCGGTGGAAATCCTATGCTCGGTATGCTCCTCCCAGCACTTGCCCCAGTTTTAGGCGGTTTGGTCGGCAAACTGTTTGGCGGTGGTTATTCTGGTGGAAATAAGGAGGGGATGGCGATGAAGGATGCCGAGGCAACCCTTCGCCAAATGGAGGGGTCTGGTTTCTTCGGAGATATATGGGATGGTATTAAGGGGGCGGTCGGTATGGTCGCCCCAGCACTCGCTCCCATCGCTGGAAAGATGTTGGCAAGTAAGTTAGGAGGTCGTAGGCGTTGCGGTTCTGGTGTTAGTGGTGGTCGCCAACTTATCGGTCTCGCTAATCCAGCACTCTACCCTAAACCCAACGTCGGAGGCGGGTATTCTGGAGGCAAACAATCCCCCTATGACCTCGCTTATGGCGGTTCTAAACAATCCGCCCAGTCATTCTTTGACGCCGATAGTGCCAGACTTGGTGCTGAAGCACACGGAATGAAAACAGCGGGGCAAATCCGAAAGGAGGCGAACTACGCCCTCGGTGCTGGTAGGAGCGGTGGCAAACGCCTTTATATGAGGGGCGGACAAGCACCAGTCGCACCTATGGGTGCTGAAAGTCTCTACGGATACGACAACAACTACCAAGGACAAGGATTAATCCCCCCTCGTAATGTCGCCACTCGTGGTTATATTCAAGGCGGTTCTCACGGTCTTATTCCCAGAGACCAACTCCCCAGCGGTATTGGCGGTGCCAAGCGTTCCTCTCCTTGGATTTCCCACGTGAAGGCATACCAGTCAAAGCACGGTTGCTCTTATAAGGAGGCGTTGTCTCGTGCGGGTGCCTCCTATCGTTCTTCCAGCGGTTCTGGCGACGCTTATTAATTTAGCAAAATATCTGTAATGGATTAATATTTATTATTATTATTTCATAATAAATATATTATACGTCTATTATATATAACAATAATGGTTCTATTTGATTTACGAAATCGTATAAACAACGAGGCGGTATGGGAAGATAAGCGTATCAACCAGAAGGTGTTTGAAAAAGAACAGCAACAAGTCGCTACTATGGGGATGTCCGAGCGACCCCCTAATGACAAACTTCAAGCAATCGCATACCAATTCAACAAGGATGTAGAGAATGTTAAATCCGCTCTCCAAGGCGGACTTACACAGTTAGACCCACAAAACCCCTTTGCCGATTTTAGTCCAGTATCACTTGCGTGGAATAAACTGATTGCTCGTGTTAATCCTTATCTTAAGGGACAACAGCAGTCGGCAACCCTCACGCTCCCCACCGCTGGTGATTACGCCTTCGTTCGCCAAACCCTCTACGACGGACTTTACTCCTTCACAACCAACGCCATCCAGCAAATCAACTCGTGGAAGAAGGATTTGGAGAATATCGGAGATGTTCCAGAGGCACAAGGAGAGAAAGCGGTTGAGGATATTCGCAACCAAGTTATGACTGGATTTTACAAGACCGTCGCTTATGGAAGCGAAAGGAGGAGCGGTATTGACCCTAACCGACTACCTTCAAACACCACTTCTGGAAGCACATCTCTCGGACAGTCTGGTATTGCTACCCCATTAGGATTAAGACAAGCAGTCCAGCAAGGATTATCACAAAATCCGTCGCAACAAGGTTCGCAACAAAGTTCGCAACAATCTACCCAACCATCTACTAATCCCTCGTCTGGTGCTTTGACACCACAACAGCAGGGACAACCAGCGGGGGCGGTGGCACAACAAGCGGTGGCACAATTTACCCCACAAGACAAACAAAACTTTCAAGCACAAGTTGCTATACACACCGAGGATATTCCACTTCGTCCAGAAAATGCGAGGATGTTAGCGACGAGGATGGAAAATGATATCTATGGTGATTTACCCCAAGCACAACAACGAACGATAACCCAAAACCAAAGAGATAGGGAGGTAGATAGATTGGAGGAGATTATGCCAGACTTATTGCTGGATGCTGGATATGGAGGTCAAGCAGTAGCACCTCCTCAACAATTACCACCGATTACTGATGCGGATAGGGCAGTATTCAGAGAATACGAAACAGCAGAGGGGCAAATACCAGCGGATGCCGATGTAGATGCGGTAGGTCAAGCAGTTGCCGAATGGAAATACGACCAGTTATCCGTCCCAGAAAAAGAGGCAGAGGAGCGTCTCGCTCAAGCGAATGGAACAACTGTTGTTGATGAAATAAAGGATGCGGGGATGGAGTATGCTCTGTTGGTTCCAACTTATTTGGCAAGGAGAAATAAGAAACTAAAACTCAAACCTAAAATCAATTTGGGGAATATTTTTCAAGCACCAGCACCAGCACAACAAGCACCAGCACCAGCAGAGAGGCAATTGGATATAACGCCCCTACGTAAAGGTAAGGGGTCAAAGGAAAAGAACGATAAGTCAATAAGGCAGTTTATTGCGGATGAGGGGGTAGAGGTGGAATTAAGGGGTTGGGGTCAAATGTCCCAAGCACAACGAGCATCTGCTAAACCAATTGTCGCCCTTCTTGCCAAAAAGTTTGACACTACACCAAAGTTTATGAATTCGTGGTTGTCTGAAAACAGAATTGTCGGTAATGGTGCTGATATGGAAGGTTCTGGGTTCTTTGACGGTTTGATGGGTGCGTTTGGCGATGGTGTGGGGAGTTTGATTAGTTCTGGTGTTGGGAATATATACGATAGGTTCAAAGCAGGGACTTTGCTGGATGATGCGAAGGGAGCGTTGTCAAAAGGAATGACACTCGCCAGAGCGTTGAAACAAGCGTCTGGAAGTGGTGCTAAATCCGCCCCTCGTGGTCGTCCCCTCCGCCTTGCCGACGTATTTGACGGTAATTCCGCTATACGTCCCAACTCCCTTGCTGACCTTAAAAATCGCTACAGAGGAAATGAATACATCGGAGACAGCACGGGTGCTATTATCCCCTCCCTTATGAACCGAGGGGTTCTCGGAAGCGGTGTATCTGGAGGGTGTGGTAAGGCGGGATGTGATTGTATGAACGGCGGTGCGAGATGCTGTTTCAATTCCAAGTTCTGTAAAGGCACCGAACACTACAAGAGGGAGAAACCAGATAACTGGGTTCCCTCTAAACGCCCCACCGCTCAAGGTGTCAAACAGCGTCGCCGTGATTGGAATGTTCTCGTCCAAGCACCAGCAAACGCACGACCCCTCGTGTGGAAGAAGACGCCAGTTGTAATTCAAGAGCAGGGACACAGACGCAAACGCCGTAGCGATGCGGGGCGTCCAAGGCGTCCCAGAGGAGCGGGAGCAGAAGAAGGGATGGTCGGCGGTGGTGATAATGTCGCCGTTAATGTGAAATACGCTTCCCTTCCTAAAGCACTTCAACCTACACCAGAAGATTTGATGCCGAAAGCGAAACCAACTGGCGGTGCCAGATATCGTCGCCCTCGTCTCCCCCAGCAGAGTTATGAGGGTTATCACGACGAGGAAAATGACGCCCAGAAAGTCTATGAGAATATGAGCGGTCTGGGTCGTCAGCAAGAGAGCGAAATGATGAAGACTGAAATGCTCCAAGATAGGGCGTTGGGTTTGCTGAAAGGTCTGCCTCGCAGACTTGGCGTTGAAGACCCAAAATATAAGAATAAAAAATAGACGTCCATCGTCCATTCCCCATTCCCAGATTTACCCCCCACTCTCTTACTCTAACCCTTAAGGATTAAAAGTGGTTCCTTCCTACCGTTAGAACGGAAGCACTTCTAATCCCTCACCAGAACTTACCCAAACGACCAAAAAATCTGGGAATTGGGAATGACAAAAAAAAGGGTTGATTAAACCCCCCTACTTACCTTCGGCACGGAATGTTGTTGCTTACTTTGACGACTTTGCGGATTTTGGGGCGAACTTGGCGAGGCGTTCTGCCTCCTTCTCTGCGAGTTTCTGCTGACGACGCTCTTCGGCATCCTTGGCGAGGCGTTCCGCCTCCTTTGCCTCCAGACGCTTGGCGAGTGGTTTGGCGACGTGTTCTCTGTTGAATTGAATAGTCTCTTTGACGGTTTGAACTGCCTTGTTGTAGGCGATTGTCGCCTCGTCAAGGGCAACCTCCACGTTGGCGTAGAGTGCCTTTCTCGCCTTTTCATCCTCAAGGCGGTGGTGGTCTGCTTCACGTTGTGCTTCCTTCTTGGCGAGTTTGCGTTGTTTCTTTGCTTCCTCTGCTTGTTCCACGCAGAACTGGTTGAACCATCTCGCCCAACGGCACTCCCAAGGGTTGCCCCAGTTGGGACACATCGTGCTGGTGCGTCCAACCTCCATCGGTTTCGTCAGAAACTCGGTCTGAACGATACGGAAACTCTCTGTCGCCTTGCCACCAATCCATTTTTCAATTATCCCAGCGAGGGGTTCCTTGTCAAACAGAATGCGGACACCGACGAGGATGGGTTGCCTCGCATCCACGCTTTTGATGCGGAGGCAGATGTCCGCCCACATTCCGCTGTAGCAACCGCAACTCCAGTTTCCGCCCATTCCATTCACGGAACGCCTATCTTGTTCCTCCAGCAACCACCTACTGGCGAGGAATTGAATGAGGAGTTTGGCAGAGAGTTTGCCATCCACACAGATTTGTTCCATCCTTTCGTCGCCCTTCAAAACTTGTCCGTAGTAGGAGGCGTCAATACCCTCTTGGAGGATTTCTTGCTCTGCCTTGGTGAAATAACCGTCGCCATCACGACTTTCCTCCGTTTCACCCTCCTCAAGTTCCATCGGATGCCACTCAAGAGTGAATTTTTCTCCTTTTTTTCCAAACAACGCCTTCACCACACGGTGCTTGAGTTCCTCCATTTCTTCGTGGGTGAGTGTTTCTGGGACATCTTCGCTTTCTTCGTCTTTTCCGTCAATTCTGTGGGTGTGAAAGAACACATTTGACTTACCTTTTCTGTCCGCATTTGCCTCCGCAAATCTCGCTCCGATGACGACCGTCGTATTACAAACATCGCAACAGACACCCTCGTCGGCAAGAGGTTCTGGGGAGTTTCCGTAGGGGGTTTCGCACACCTTGTCGCAGAGGACGCAAGTGGGGTTCTTCATTTCGTTCGTGTTCGTTGTAGATGACATTCTGATTTGTTGCTGTGTTTGATTT